GGGGGAACCCCCTACCCTTTTCGCGTTAGCTCTCATTTCGAGAATGCTAGACGTAAAATAGCTAAGATTTTAGGTGTTGTAGATTACCGTGTTATTGCCGCAAACTGTCGGTTCGGCCCGGGTATCGACTTGTCCACGCGCGGATTGAAACATTCCACGTACAACAAGTTCGCTACTCGTGGTTCTTGCACGCCCTGGGTCATCCCGTTAGCTTCTGATTTGTTTTCAGAGGACTATCGTGAAGACTTCTTCCAGCAGGCTGAGCTTGCTGTAGGAAACAGGCTTGCTTTCGTTCCCAAAAACGCTAAAACGCATCGTTCGATCGGTGTTGAGCCGAGGTGGAATATTTTCACCCAGCTTGGCATCGGAGAAGCGATAGTTAACCGCTTACAGTTGATCGGCATAGATCTCAAGGATCAAAGTCGTAATCAGCTGTCAGCGAAGCGTGCCCTAACTTCTAAGCTAGCGACATTGGATCTCTCAAATGCGTCGGATAGTTTGAGCAAGGTATTTGCCTACTCAATGCTTCCGGACGATTGGGCAGATCTTCTGTCTAAAGCTAGAAGTCCGACGTCGACATATCGAGGGGAAGTAATTCCTCTCGAGAAATTTTCGTCGATGGGTAATGGGTATACATTCCCACTAGAAACCCTCATCTTTTATGCATTGGCGTTCTCGGTCGTTGAAGACCTCGGCGCTGACACAGACGAGATTAGGGTTTACGGTGATGACATCATCGTTCCATCCGAGGCGGCCTCCGCGCTCATAGAGACGCTTTCATATGCTGGTTTTTCGATTAACATCGATAAAACTTTCATTGAAGGCGTCTTCTTCGAGTCGTGTGGGTCCGACTTCTGGTGTGGTGTGAATGTCCGACCCTTCTTCCAAAGGAGGGCTCTACATCGTGTCTCGGATCTATACATACTCGCGAACCAAATCATCGAATACGCGTGTCAGGAAACTGACTTCGCTGATAATCGTTGGTTTGGCTTGTGGGAATGGGTAGTCTCGCAGATACCACCGCGTGGCCGTCTATACGGCTCACGCGGTACAGCCGGCGTACTCGCTGCACCTTTTGACCTTTGCAAGCCCAGAAGGGCTGGTAATGGTTGGGAGGGTTGGCGTTTTGATTCATGGGTCCCTGTTTCCCGTAAGGGTTACGGTGGTGACTTTCATGGTCATTTGTACACTAAGCTGTCTGCCGATGTAGACACGGGTAATTGGTATGATATACCGAAAAGCTCCGTGTGGAGAAGAAGGCAATCGTACGTGTCAACGTACCGTGAGTTCACTTGGGTTTAACACCAAGTTGTATGGTCATGTCTTAAATTGAC